TATTCTTTAATGAAGCAAAATCTGTTGCTAATTGATTATGTTTTTTTACAAGATCATTGTATCCTTTTACAAGATTGTTGTAGTTCGTTGTAAGCGACTTTAAATTGTTTTCAATACCGATACATTTATCTTTTAACGAATAATACTCGGCACAATTTCCGGTAGTACTATTTGTTTTTGTAATAATCGCAATATCATTAACGAGTATTCTGCCTGTTATAAATTCATATCCTTCGTTAGTTATTCTCAGCGTTCTTGTCGTCATTGCTCTATTGCCTGATGCGTCAATTCCGAGTCTCGAAAAGGCAACATCGAGATCGCAATAATCATTCCAACTGAGAGTTCGATTTCCCTCGCTATCAGGTTCTGAGTGCGTTGCGTTAAACATTCTTTGAAAAACATCGATTCTTGCTGTTGCTGTTCCGGCCGTACTATTAGGCCAGAGCTCCATAGCTATTGTTGGGCTTGAAGCTCTTGAACCAATTCCAACTTTGAGAAAAGCCGGAAATTCGTATGCCGTTTTGGCATATTGAACTTTTCGGCAGTGAACCAAACCTGCAAATAAGTTTCTTTGATTTGAATTCGTGTATAAAATTCCATCAAGGATGTGAAGATCTGTAATTTTTGTGCTTCCGTCGTCTGGGTTTGTTCCCTCAATTGCAATGTGATTATCTGCAGTTTGACCGATGCGGCCAGAATGCTTGCCGCCATAATACAAATCCAAATGACCTGAGCTAAGTATAGTTTTCGTTTCGGATATCGCACCGCTAACAACTTGGCTGTTAACCAAATTGATCAGCAGATCTCCACTGTCCGACATAATGGTATCCGACTTTATCAAATTTGCCGAAATGCTTCTTGCTGTCACATTGTTAATGATCAGCTTTCCGTCGTCTCCGAGAAAAGCCGCAGTGTACGGACCGTTGTATCCATTTGGAGAGTAGGAAAGACCGGCGGAGTTCCAACGGTACAGCTTTCGCGCTGTTTCAAGCTTGTCTGAGTCACACAATAAAAGAAGCTCTTGCGGATTTTTTGACGGATTGAGCACAACATGACCGCCTGAGGCTCCGGTAATCTTCTTTGTCATATCGTCAAGCTCGTCCTGAAATTTCTGCTCGAGCGCCGAAGTGTCGGGCACCTGAGAGGCTCTTTTTAATGCTTCATCGGCTGTTCGCTGGGTTTGCTTTATAACATCTGCAAAGTTTGAACTGGGTGTGCCGAGCTCGAGCGAGACGTATTTTTCCCCGATTGCGTCGTAGACGGTTTTAACAACTTTCATCGTGACGGAAACGTCCATCAGAGTGTTGATGACTTTGACTGTGTCGCAGAGCGAGACAGTTTCGAACACAGTTACATACCCGGAATGTGCGGATTTTGACAGATCAATCATCGAAACGGTCATAGATCCATCAACAGCGTTAATATCGTTGTTCTCGAGGTATTCGAGGACGTGAGCGCGAAGAGTTGTTTCACTTTTCTCTTCTCCGTCATCAAAATAGCTTGTGAAATCCATTGTCAGGATTCTTTCGTCAATTCCGCTGTGATTGTCGACGTGTATTGTTCCCTCGGTCAGGGTTGTTGTCTTGTCGTTGTCGGTAAAATACGGAAAAATACCGGTGTAAGAATTTTCAACCGAAAGTGTGAGCTTCATATCCGTCATATTTTTGCCGTATCTGATGGATACGCCTTTATTGACGCCGCGAGATTTATGGAGCTTAACTTTGAAATTATCGAACTCATATTCGCCGCCGAAGCAGTCGAGCACAGATCCTCTTATTCCACCAAGAGCCGCACGAGCCGAGCACAATTCGGCGCCGAATTGTGCGACTGTTGTAATGTTGCAGAAATCTGCGGAAAATTTATGCGGACCGTTTATGTTTTCGTTTGCCGCAGACAAGACCCTGTCAATAGCTGCGAGGGCGGTTGTCTTTGACGGGGCGAGTGTTTTAATCGGATAGTGTGACAACTTATATGAGATGTGCTCTCCGTTGACGGTGACTGTACCGAGAATCGGTTTAGACACCGAATAGATCCGGAATAACTGGAATTTACCTTTGATGTTAGGTTTTGCTTTGATGTACTTTTCAACGGCGATGTCCTTAAAGTATTTTCCGGAGACCGGGTACTCTAACACAAGTTCATAAATGCCGTTTCTTGCTTCCGTGACCTCACATTTTATTGCATCTTTCAAAAAGGCGACCCGTGTATCCGGGTCGGATAAAAGAATCGGTGTCATAGTGTCCTCCAATACGGATAGACTTTTGCACTCTTCGCATTCAGAACGCAAATATTGTTTTCTCCGGGAGTTAGCTCGGGCCAGTCGTCCGAGTTATATCCTGAATTAAGGTTGTGAGACGCCGAATAGCACGACTCAGAACGGCTGTCAATATTTACTCCTGTGAAGGCGGTCGGCATCTTAAAGCTGTATGATTTTGAGTTGATCATTATTGTTAGAAGAGTCCCGGCAGATGCGGTTATATAAAACTTTGGGAGCGCAGGATAATCATATGGATTATTAAGTGTTGTCATAGCGGAGCTGCTCGCAGAGACCGATCTTGCGATTATTCCGCTGATGTCATATTTGTACGGCTCACAATCAAAAGTCAAATTTGCGTGTCCTACGTTAAGCAGATCCTCTTCGAAAGATGTTTCGTTGAGGACTGCGGCAAATCTGTAAAAGAAAGGGTCGTAGCTGTCTGTTAACTTTTGATATCCGATCTGAGCGAGCATTTTTTTAATATTAGCAAAATTGCCGTCAATGTCGGAACAGCCGACCTTATATGTGCGTGTCACGTTTAAAAAGCACCCGTTATCTTGGATAACGTCCCCGGAGCGTCCGGGGACGTGTGTTTTTGTTGTGTCTCTTTGAGGGATTGCCGGTGCCGGACGCTTTTCTATGTACAATTTGCAGTCCTCGTGGGAATCAAATCCGCCGAAAATAAATTTGTTCATTACGCAAACGCCTCCAATTTTCTCTTGACATTGTTGTAAATTTGTCTGCTCAATTCCTCAGCAGTGTTTTCAAGTTCCGAGTTTGTTCCCGGAGCTCCACTTACGGAAATATTGATATTAAAGTTAAAAACCTTGCCTGATGTTGAGGGTGCAGATATACCAAGCGCCGAACCGAACGTGTCAAGGTTTTTCCTTGCAGCTGCTTTTATGCTGACGCCTACATTGCCGTCAGTGTCCGTCGGCAAAAGATCGCCGAATTTTTTACGCACCGTTTGCATTGAGCGGGTCAAGCCCTGTATAAATCCTTTTCCGCTGAATACGCCGATCTCGTCAAAAACCGTAGACGGAGAGTGTATTCCAAGCTTGTCTCGCAAGGCATTTACAACGGAGCTTCCGAGATTTTTGACGGAATTGACCGCAAGATGCAGCGAATTTTTTAATCCACGGATTAAGCCGAGGATAAGATTTTTACTGATATCGGCAAAAACAGTCGACGGTGAGTGGATTCCGAAAAAAGCCTTGAAATTGTCAAGCATTGTTTTGCCGAGCTGCTTGATTGTAGACCATACAAGAGCTCGGTTGTCCCATAAGCCTTTAATCAAGCCCTTGATAAGCTGGAATCCCGCCTCAACAAGCTGAGGCATCATCTGCAACAGTCCGTTTGCGATTTCGAGAGTTATACGGATTGCGGCATTGATAATTTTTTGGAGCTGCTCAGGATTTTTGAGCATTCCGACGATCGAGTCCACAAGATAGAGAGTGGCATCAATTATTGATGTTATTGTGTCATCCTCAGTAAGGGCATTGGCAAGGGTTGAAACAATCGTGACTGCCGCCTGAATAAGAGGTTTAAGGTTTTGCGTTATAGCGTTGACAAGCTGATTGATCAGCTCGGTTGCTACCGGGATGAGCTGTGGCAGCAGTGTAGAGACCGTCTCGGAAATAGCAGGACCAACATTTTTAACGATCGTAATGATCCTCGGAATGATGTTTTTGCCAGCGGTAATAACGCTATCGGTGAAGTTGCCGACAAGCTGATGAATGTTTGCTTTTTCGTCCGCAAGACCTGTGATGAGATTTTTAAAGGTGGATTTTACCGCCTTTATAGAGCCTTGAATCGTTGTCGACGCTTCCTTGGCGGTTGTACCTGTAATGCCGAGGTTCGTCTGGATAACGTGGATAGCTTGATATACGTCGTTAAGGTTTGAAATATCATATTTCTGCCCGGAAATTTTTGAGGCGTCGGAAAGCAGACGCTCCATCTCTTTCTGTGTGCCGCCGTAACCGAGCTTGAGATTGTCAAGCATTGTGTAGTTTTGCTTTGCAAAGCCTTGATAGGCGTTTTGGATAGATGCCATATCGGTGCCCATTTTATTGGCATTGTCAGACATATCCGTTATTGCCATATCCGCAACTTTGGCCGCTTTCGCTGTATCGCCGTTGAGGCTCTGGAGCAAGCTCGCCGAGAAACTTGTTACAGTTTCCATATACTCATTAGCCGTGAGCCCTGATGTCTTATAGGCGTTGTTAGCATATTTAACAACCTCATTTGATGAGCTTTTAAAGAGCGTCTCGACGCCACCAACAAGCTGCTCGTAATCACCGAAGCCTTCGATTGACGCCTTAACAGCTTTTGCGATGCCTTTGCCAACAGCGACAGCAGTGGTACCGAGTGCTGCCATGCTGGCAACTGTAGCTTTAAACGTGATTTTCGCAAGCTTACCGGCAGCGGAAACGATATTTCCAAGCCCTTTAACGACAGGCGGCATGTTATCTTTCATTTCTGAAATTTTTGATTTAATGTCTTTGAATACGGTTTCGACTTTCCTTAGTCCTTTGGTCTGCTTTTCGACGTCACCAAGACGGTCATTCATTTTAGCAAGTTCCGCTTCCGCTTCATTAAGTGAAGCCTTCCACTTGTTGACTTCTTTTGAATTTTCACCGTATTTTTTTGTCGCGCTCTCAACGGCTCCGCGGAGCGTGTTGATTTTAGCTGTTTGTTGTTCAATCTGACTTTTAAGATTTTTCTTTTCAGCAGTAAGAGCTTTTAAGCTTTTGGAGTTGCTGCTAAACTCGGCCGTGCTTTTCTTCATTTCGGAGCGAAGCACTTTCATCGAAGAATTGATATCGGAAATTGCTTTTCGATATTCTTTTTCTCCTCCAAGCTTGATCGTTGCACCTATTGTTTTACTTTTTGCCACCGCTTTCACCTCCTAAGCCGTAAAAATCAATGTATTCATTGTATAGAGCGATTATTTCGCTCGGCGTCATGTGCAATGTTTCGGCCGTAGAAAAACCGAGTACGCATTTTCCAATAAAAAACAATCGTTTAACGCTTACTCGGTTTTCGAGTTTTTTGCTTCCGGCAATTCTCCGAATTCTTCAACCATCTCGTCAGTGACAACTATCTCATTGCCCTCATCGTCAAGCTCCGGCGAGCTACTCTCCGCAGAAAGTCCTAAAACTTCTTTCATTGCTTCCGAATAATATTCGAGATTGCTCTTTCCAATCAGCAATCCGAAATACTCAAGCGGGATCGCCTTTTCATGGGTACCGTTTTTTAGGTTATTTCGTGCGATTGCATCGTTTACAAGCCACGAAATGATTTTCTTAGCGTTAGTCACTTCGTTAGCCTCTTCATCTGAAAGTCTTTCCACCTTGTCGAGAACATCTAACGAGGCGGCTACGTTATATATTTTGCCGTCAAATTCAAGCTCGACGGTTTTTAATTCTGAGTTAGTTATGTGTGCTTTCATATAAAATCAGGGCGCATTAAAGCGCCCTTACCCACCTTTCTTATTCTGTCTGTGCATTCGTGTTGCTCTCACCGGGGATCGTGCCACTGTCTCCGGTTGACGCCGTAGTAAAAGCGGCGCTTGTCCGTGCGACAAGTTCAGTGAGAACCGTTTTAGCGTCCGCAAGAGTTTTGAGCCCGATTACTCTTGTTCTCCACTTTCCGTCTATGTCTTTGTAGGCCTTTCCGGAAATGGTAGGTGTTGAGAATGTAATATTTTCGCCCTTCGTCTGGATCTTATCTTCGGGCAGCTCGAACTTGACTCGGTGCAGCATATATACATTGTAGGACGTAGTGCCGTCCTTAATGGATGCATATATGAAGCCATATGTGCCATAGTTAGAATCTGTGCTTCCGTCTTCAGTGACGAAAACTGCGGTATATTCCTTGAGCTCGCTTTTTTTGAGACCAAAAATCTCAACAGCTGCTTCAATCGCGATTTCGTCAATGTTGAGCGTGACTTCTGCGCTGTCAAACTCTCTGATCTGCTCGGCGATTTCATCATCGGCATACAGAAGTGCTTCTTTGAAGTTTGGCTTGACTGTTACTTCAATCATCTTGCCGATCGTTACAGCATCGCCGACGTTTTTTGAGTCGGCAAGCTTGTTTGACGTGCATTTTGCAAACGTCGAGCCGCAGGCTTTGAATTTTGCCATATCTTATTCCTCCGTTTCGTAATCTTCACTGAGAGCTGAGACCTCAGCGATATAATGAGTGTAATTTGTTTCTGCTTCAAACTGCTCGTAGACATCTCCGACGGAAAAGTCGCCGGCTCTGAGCAGCCTTAATAATTCTTTTTTCTTCCGTGACTGTGCACTTTTAACAAATAAATGTACGTTGCATTGATATACAGTTATTTGAGGCTCATTGTCTGCCGAAATCTCCGTACTTTCGACGATGCCCTCATATATGCCGTAATCTTCGCCGCTGCCTTGATAATAGCCCGGGTAAAACGTTATATTCAATTCTGAGAGCGCCTCGTCCAGTTTTTGAATAAGTGTCATAGTTCGACCTCCTTATCGTAAACCTCCGTCATTTTGTCGAGTACGGCGTTTTCGGTGCCTTTGATGACTTTTTCGATAATCGGTGTAGGCTTTTGGCCGTGCGAATTACCAAACTCAAGCGAGGCGAGCTTTTCCATATTGCGAACAGGCTTTTTGCGGACGTAGGTTTTACCGCTTTCGGCAATCATTGTCATACTCTTACCGGTCGGACGGACTATAACGACATTGTCGCCATTTTTGTTCCGCCTTGGTTTTGTGGGCTTTACGGAGTTAACAAGCTCGGATGTTTGCTTGTGTAACTTCAATTCACTTTTCATCGACTCTACAACAATCGGACTTGCCTCTTGCAACATTTTTGCCGAGATCTTCTCGGTGTCCGAGAGCTTATCTAATCCCTTAAAAATGCTATCGTCAAAATCAAGCTGAAAATCCGCCATATAAGCACCTCATGTCCGAGCACGTAAGTTCAATTGCATCTTCATTCAAGCTGTACGATTCTTTGATCTCAAAGCATTTGCTTTCAAATCTTAAGAATTGCTCGCCCTGATACTCGGATTTTTGAATCCTTACCGTGAGCGTTGCGTTGTATCCTCGACGATATGCAGAGTCTTTTTGCTGACGTTTAACAGATGATGCATCCGCAAAAACCTCTGATTCGGAAATAATGCTGAGGGTCGGATAACCCTCAGCATCTTTTACGGTTTTTCCACAGATGAGCGTAACGACATCATTCATCTGTATCATCGTCAGCCCTCCTATAACCCTTGGAGGACATTAACGTTGATTTAACGGAGTTGTACCGCTGTTCATAGAGTTTAGCCTCCTCAATGTCGTGGGTGTATCTTGACCTACACCACAATTTAATTGCATTAACTATGTTGCGGTCAAGTACGCGATCATCATCAACGCTAACGCCGCATAAGGATAAGTCAGCAACACAAGAGTCGATGCTATCGGATATATCCTCATCAAGCTCGGCGTGCCTTATTCTCAGGTCCGTTTTGATTTTTTGGATAATAGTAGGGCTTGCCATCGTAAGCCTCCGATCAAGCTGAAGCCGGAATTGTCAGTGAGACAAAGCCGTTCTTTGCAACGACATCGGCGCCGAGGCTGACAGATCCGAGAATTGTATCCATAAGCGACGTAAATGCAAATTCCTCAGAAACCTTAACCTGGTAGTCGGTAAAGAGATCAAGCTCAAGGCACTGCGGATTTCCGTAGAACATTGTCGGAATAGCCGCCGAACCCTGTGCGGTATCTACGCAAGCTGCAAGCTCGGAGCAAATGCAATACTTGATCGCAAGTCCGCCGTCTTTGATGATGCCGACATTCGGGTTTGATCCGTCAGGTACAATCTCATAGACTTTCTTTTTGTCCTGCGTTCCTCTGATTTTGCCGATGGCGCGAAGATCCTTTTTGTTAAGGAAAAGCACTGCTTCTCCGACAACGCTTTCATCTCCGCCGTATTCAAGGAGAAAGTCGGTAAGGGTGTTTTCGTCAAGGATGCCCTTTTTCGCAGAAGAAACAGATGCGTCGACGGCTTTGTTGAGGGCTGATGCCTTGAGCTTGGAGATAACAAGTTTAACGGCCGCCTTGCGGAGCGAAATAAGAGCCTGCTCCTGAACCTTAGCCTCATACTGGAGCGGCGTCTGGTTCTTTGCCTGCTCCGAAATCTGAGCATATGTAGCGAGCGTTTTCGGCATGATTTCGACATAGCCGAATGTTGCTTCCTTAGCGGTTGCCGCTGAACCCTCTGTATGTTCTGCCGCTGCATCGGCGTCTGTGTCGATGTAAGCAACCTTGTTCGATCCCATACCGCCGCAATCAACAATCTTTACAAGATCGATGATTGAACTGTGCTTTGCACCGACGGTATCATTGATTCCGCTGACTGCCGTAGGCGTTGCCAACTTACCGGAGCTCACAAGCGCCGCTCTGAGCTGAGTTGTAGCGATGCTTGTCCTTTTTGTCGATGCAAACTTTTTCGCCCTCTCCTCGAAATTCTCAGCGTCGGTATTACCGCCGATATTGACAGATGTACCGATGGAGCCGTCAGCGATTTTCTGACGGAGTTGCTGGTAATTCTGGATATTTTCAAGGATTTTATTTCTTTCGGCTAAAAGCTGGTCAGCCTCTGTGTTGAGAGCATCGATGTTCTCAACGTTCTCGTCGGAATCAACTATACCCTTGATCTCGGCGAGTCTTTCTTCAATTTCTTTGAGTCTTTTGTTCTTCATAAAGATCCTCCAATTTTTAATTTGATTTCAAGTTTTTTTCGTTTATTCTCAAGCTCTGCATCTCTCCGTGCTTTCAGACTGATCACTCCGTCAGCCCAAGAACGAGCATTGATTTCAGTATCGTTGTTCGCCGGAATGCTCACGGCGGACACATCGTAGATTTTTTTGACAGTTCGGTGTGTAAATGTCCTCGTCTTTGGATCATAATCATAATCTCCAAGCGCAAATCTCCACGACATTTTGGTAATCATACCTGCACAAATCTCATCGTAGAGAGTTCGGGCAGCCTCGGTTTTTCCGAGATCTGCGGCAAAAAACAAGCCTTCGTCTCTCGGCTCGACAATAAGAGTTTTATTGCTTATCCTTGCAAGGACTTTCCCTGCGTGATCATAAAGATATATAACGTCCGTTATATCGCAGTTTGTAAAGCAGTTCCTGTCAAACTGCTCGTAATAATCATTTTCGCCGTCATTAAAGAGGACATAAGGCTCATAGCGTGCCGCATAGCCCTCTATGTAGTAGTTGGTGTCAATGAGCTTCTGACCGGAACCGGCGCCGAATATCGGCATATACCTTGTTTGACAATTATTTTTAAATTTTGTTTTATGATTCGGGGTCATTGTTTATCTCTCCTTTTTTGTTGTTATCCGTTGTAACCGTATCAGCCGGGAGGGCACCAAGCTCGACATAATCACGGCGAATGTAAAATTTGTCGCCGTTTTCGACGTGCGGCAGATTCAGAATATCCATTCCCATATTGGTGCTGAGCAAACCACGATCAAACAGCGTCTGGATCATTGCTGACTTTTCGGCATTTGTCATATACTGGAGGCGATTGGAGCTCCACATAATCGCATTACTGCGAGAAATCTGCAAATTGCTGTATGTCATTGCCGTCATTGCTTGGCTGAGCTGGATTGCAAAAGGCTCAATTTTTCCCTCGTAGTATGCCGACCACTGATCGCCGACAGCCTTGTTTTGCAAAATTTCATCGTTTGTGCCGAAATAAGTGTACACACGATCTTGTATAGCTTTCATCTGCTGGGTATCAACGACTCTCGGCTGGCTGTCGACTTGCTTAATGTTGGTATACGTGTTCGGAAAAAGCAGCATTCCGCCGGAACTGCCGGAAAAATTTTCCTTTGAAAATTTTTCACGCTCCGCTTTTAAGTCTTTAGAATTTAGATAATTAGTATACTGGGCGGTGAAGCGGAAACTTGAATTGTTCTTGATTCCTTCCCGAATGCCTTGATTTTGCATATCGAGTAGCTTCATCGTCGGGTCAAGAACTGAGTTGCTTTCTCCCCTTAAGTCCGAACGATAGAGAAACTTGTTGATAATTCCGACTTGAGGTAGCTCAACCGCCGCTTTTTGACCGTTGCTAAAAGTAAACTTAACCCACAGTTCCGGACTGCCGGCAACATTGACAAACTCAACAAGCCTCGGATTTACCGGATAATATCCGGATATTTCGTCGAGCTCGTTAAGAATCGGAACAATGAAACAGGTGTTTTGCGTCTCGTAAATCGTCGCTACCTTATACAAAAACTGCGCCGACGTCATCCACGGGTTAGGCTTATTGTTGAGCAGAGTTTTTATTCTTCCAAGATCCGCGCCTGTAACATCCGGCGACAGCTTTGAAACGTGATTTGCAAATGTATGGATGCAAGCTCGAGTTAACTCCATTTCGTAGACACCGCCGTCATAGGTCGTGTAGACGGGTGTATATCCGTCAAGCATTTTAAAATATCCCTTTACATTTGCTTTTTGATTTTTAGTTTTAAATATTTTTTCAAATAATCCCATTTGGAAACTCCTTTATGCCGCATTTTTGAGCTGTTCTCCAATGACTTCAAACCACTTTTGCCGGACAGTTAATGTGTCAAGTAAAGCCGCGCAACCGTCAATATGGCATCGTTGTTCAATTTTAATAATGCGAACTCTGCGACTTTCCGAATTAACTTTTAAAGCTGTGTTTAACAGATGTGCTTTGAGCAGGTTATTGTCGCCAATTCGCAGCTTACCGTCACGCATCAAGCCCTCAGCCTCATAGATAACCGGTGTAAGATTTTCACCCTGATAAACATCGTCCATATGAAAACCATATGCTTTCATCTGCTGGATTAAATACTGAGCGGAATAGCGGTCATAGCCTATCTGTAACGGGTATATGTGATACTCTTCAACGAGTTTTACAAACCACTTAAAACAATCGTTATAATCGACGTAATTATCGCCTGAGAGCTTGATTAAACCCTGCTTTTCATAGATTCTATACGGAACACCTTCGCGCTCTTGAAGCTCATCAATCTTGTTTCTCGGCATAAAAAATTGTGCAAAAACATACAGTCTACCGTCTTTTTCAATGATGATGCAGCAAGCCGTTAAGTCTGTTGTTTGAGAAAGGTCGATTCCGCCGACGCAATAACATTCTCTGAAGTCGTTCAGATCCAGCTTTTCACCCGTCAAAGCGTCGATAACTTCATATGGAAGCCACGCAACAGAGCTGTTCTGCTTTATGTTGCAATATTTCGTTAAGAATTCAATCTTTTTACTAAGCGATTGCTCTGCAATGGCTATTTCTTCGAGGTAGAAATCCTCCGAGACGCTGACGCCAAGGTTCGGATTGCTTTTCTTCAACTCTTCAAGATCATTCCACTTTTCAACATCATCGATAATGTAGAGCAGGGGAAGAAGTCTTTTTTCGTTGCTGTTCCCGAGAAGAAATGCGGTTGAACGCTTCATCAGCTCGTCATATATACTGTCATTAACATATCCGGCGGTTGAAATAGAGAGAATCATCGGTTGTGTTCTGCTTCCGAGGGCGGATTTCATAACTTCGTACTGCTTTAACCCGGCGTCGCCTTGCCAGGCCGCAAGCTCGTCACAGACAACGAGCTGAGGGTTAAAACCGTCGCTTTTTTTAGCGTTAAAGGCAATCGGTTTTATTACCGTGTTGCTTTCGGAAATGTAAATGTCGCTTCGTCGCTTCCTTGCAAGCTCGGCGAGCTCCGGCTCAAGCTGGATCATCTGATAAAAGCCGTCATAAACGAGATTGGCTTGTTCGAGCTTCGGCGCAAGGCAATAGATTTCTTGTCCGTATTCGTCCTCAATATACGCCATATAGCTGATTATTGCCGAGGCAAAAAGCGATTTACCGTTTTTTCTTGCAATGACGATAAACACCTCACGAAAGATGCGTGTGCCGTTTTCGTCAACAATGCCGAACATTGCACTGACGGCCGCTTTCTGCCACAATTCAAGCGTGATAAGGTCGTTTCTGCCTTTGCTGTGATGGCAGAAATTTTCAATATATTCAATAGCTTTTTCGGCTTTCTTTGCATCAAAAAAGTATTCTTTTGACTCAATTTTTTGACAAATTAACGAGTAAATCTTCTTGATCCACTTACCAACTCGCACTTTGCGGGATAAGATCGCCTCGTTATATTCGGTGATATAGTTGCGTATCATTTTTCCTTTTTCAGCTTCTCAAGTTTTGAGTTTTTGCGCTTCGACGGAGGAACAAGCTCGGTGAGTTGTTTGATAATCACAGCGTAATTTTTTGACATATTGAGATAGATTTCAACCTCGGGGCTTTTCTTCGTGCCGTATTGATTTTCACCGTTTTTATACTCGGAAACGCAGCCTTCGTCATTAATTGTCGCTTGCAGCTCGTCAAGTGTCACAGACATAAATGCAGCTTTTTCAATGAGGGGATTTACAAGTCTTTTCTTGTTTTCGTCGAGATCTTTAAAAATTTTCTTGATTTTTTTCTGTTCTTTTTGGATCTTCTCTAACTTCGTTTCTTCTGTTTCTTTTTCGCTCAAATAATCACCTCATAACTACACCACCACACCCCCTCTACACCACGCATACGCGACCCGCAGGGTAAAATTAAAGAGGGGCGTTCGGTCAAATCGCCTTGCTGTAATTTTACTTTTAGGGGGGAGGTTTAATAATTTCCTCGCTTAACGACTGTCCCATCAGGCAAGTAACGAGCTCGGCCTGTGTCATTATTGATTTTTTTCGGATCGACTTCCTTATTATGACAGAGCTGACACTCATACCTGAAAAGCTCAGGATTGAGCGCTATATCCGGATCGTTGCAGTTAACGTCGTTAAGCCATACAGTATGGTGGACAATCTTCCCGGGACGTTCGCCACAGACCTGACACATACCTCCGTCGATCAGTATCCGAAAGCAAATAAATGCTTGACGAGCTCTCAGCCACGGCATTGATTTGTAAAATTCTTTCTGCGTCATTTGATGTAGTAGTTCTTTAGCTTGTAATAATTCTCCATAGCCTCACTCCACATATCCCAGAGCACAGCACGCTTATGCTTGAGATTATAATCATCAGTGCGTTCCAGGATAGCTTCGATCTGAGATTTAATGTGATCGGCTTGTGACTTATAATCCTCTGCAAGCTCGGCAAGTGTTTTCATACTCTCACTCTCAAAGAAGCCGCATCGAGCAGGTGCAATCCGGCTCAACACGGCTTTTGTTTATTTTCGTTATATTTATCTTAGCAGTTTTCTTGTTCCTCATCTCCACGAGTTAGACCTTTTTATCAAGAATGTAATAAAATTTGTGGCGATATTTCGTAAATTTATTCTTATCGCACGGAATAGAGAGCGCGATATACGGCACACCATAACAGATGTTTTTTCGGAGCTCAGGGATAACGTTCATATCTCCACCGGCGGCATCGTGTAAGCAATGCTCCACAAGATCTACAAGCTCGGTGGATTTCATTGCTTTGTCCGCTTTTCGCTCAACAACGGATGTTGCGCCGAAACTGCCCTTAGGCATTCCATCAAAGCTGCCAGCCGACAACTCGTAACTATCGTTGCGATCCCGTATCCACTCCGGGTATTGATAACACTTGTGTTTCAGTTCAAGATAACGTTCTCTTGAAATAGCGTAATCGGCAAGCGCTTGCGAATATTCTCTCGGCATTATTATTCACCCCTCAAATATCTTTCAATTTCTTTTGCCGCCGCTTCCCAGCCTTGACACCAAACGGCACGGTTGCCGAAGAGGTTAAGATTATCAAGCCAATTGAGCTGTTGCAAGCTCGGCTTTTCGCCTTTTCGCTTCATCTCTATGTAAAGTGCGTGATATTTCCCTGAGGGCACGGGCAAGCAGAGATCTGGTACGCCCTTTTTCAGCCCTTGACGACGCATAGCGGCACCATTATAAACACTGCGTTTGCCCTCGTTCGGGATATGATATAAGAACTTGATTTCGGGATATTTACCCACGGCGAAATCAGCCCATCGGAACAGCGCTTCCTGCTCCTGAGCTTCCGTCGGAACCGGTATTTGACCTTGAAAATTATTTCTCATTGACTCACTCCTTATGCGTATTCTCTGTTGCGTAAGATATATTTACTGTCTTTCTTGTAAAGCCGGATCGTTATGTACGGGAAATCTATCTTTTCCGCTTCGCCGTATTCGTTGATGTCGTACATATCGAGACGAGGATCAGCATCAACAAACACGTATCCCGGATATAATTTTTCAAAAAGCTCGGCATTGTATATGTCATTTCTTAGCTCTTGGAGCTTTCGACTGCTGATGCGTCCGTCACGCTGACTTTTAGGCGGCTGTTTCAGATTTTTCGAGCAAACATACGAGCGGTAGCAAAGCCTCGGATCTTTTGACAAGTAAAAAGCAGCTCCGGCAAGACCTGTTTTTGTGAAAATAAGATGCGACGTGTGAATATAGCTCACTTTTGGATCTTTAGTAAACCGCTTGTTCCATTTTTCTCTGAGAATCTTTGCGCCAAGCTCGCCCGAACAGACAAGGTGATAGTGCGGTCGGCCGTTTTTCTCTCCGAGCTCGGGTATATACATGCTGCGGAAATCAATGTTTGCTTTTTTATAAGCGTTTTTGATGTTTCGGAGGAAGCACGAAAACTCTCTGCCGTCGAGAGCCTTATCATACGGAAAGTCCGACGGATATGAAAGCTCGCAAAGATAATCCTTCGGCCCGAAGTTTTCCTGAAGCAACCAAGTAAACTTCCGAGCCGCATTCCGTTCGTTGAGCTTTTGCTGAACAGCTCTTGTCGGCTTTGCTTTTGCCGAACGTCTGCCTGTTGGCTTCCGAACGGGAAAAATATCAACCTCCATATAATCACCTGATTTATGGATGCTCTCTCGGTTAAGTTTTCGCACGTGTTTTCCTCCTTTCGTTTTGTTGATAACTTAATACACCATACTTTCCCGTTACGGACTTTTCAGTCCGTCATCTTTAGTACCGAGGGGCTCGGCGGAACCGAACCCCGTGTATTAAGTTTTTTGAGTTAAAATGAAGTTTTATTTAACCTCGACGCAATGGTACGGGTCTGTATGTGTGCCTCCGATATCTTCGACTACATATAAGGTGTAGTCATTAAGATAGACATAGTTCTTTTTATATGTATCTTTTGAGGTTTTGGCGGTAACAACAAGCTCGTTAGTTGTATTGTTTGAAATATCGATATATCCTTCGATATAAAGGATGATCTTATCAGTTCGGGCATTGTAAACCGTAACCCTGCGTTCGCAGTCAAAATAGTTTGCCTGCTTATTCAAGTTGTGATTTACACGCTCTGCTTCGGTATAAGCCGAACAACCGGATAACAAGCCGCCAATAAGTACGATTGCTAAAATCACAGCGATACATTTTTTTAAATACTTTTTCATAAATAATACTCTCCTTAATATTTTTCGTTTGCTTTTAATTCTTCCGTATGACCGACTGTGCGCTTAACGGAGATTGAGCCCTTACCTGCTTTGCCGATTTTAACCTTGCCGTGGCCGACGGTTGTAACGGTCAGATCAAAGACTTTTGCATCGGCAATCAAGCGAGCAGTTTTTTTGAGAATGTCGATTATTTCATCGTTCTCAATCTCTGTCATTCCGAGTTCGCGCGCATTGGCAACACAAAGCGACTCGATGTTAAAACACGCTTCATCAATCTGCCTTTCCTTACTTCGCCAAGCTCGGGCGGCTGGGCAGTTGCAGGTTTGTAACGCAAGCTCGGCGGCTTCAGTATCAGTCAAAGTTCGATTATCTTCATTCATCAGAGCTTGTCCGCATTTGGGGCACGTTATTATCATTTAGTTCACCTCCTGTTTTCTGCTCTGCTACAAAAATCGTTTTCGACAACATATCCACCATACTCATTGCAAAAATGTTTATTGTATACTGTGGAATATTCGTAATGTCTGCAATCCTTACAATGAACCACCTTTATCACATCTGCGGTAGGTACTTCTGCAAACGTGTCTACCAAATCGCTAAGTGGTATTTTGTGCCTTTCTGATACTATTTTCGGCTGCTGTTTTAAGCCCATACTGTCACCTCCTAAAAACTCTAAAATCAGATCGACCTGTTGCGGCTATATCTTTTGCAAGATCATTGATGAATGGTTCATTTTCTCTGAACCATCTGTGTAGGTCTCGGCAACATTGTTCATTAAATTGGCGTCGCTTTTCAAGCTTAGTTAAAAAGACGTCTCGAATTAAGCGCCACTCATTAAGCTTAAGCGGGATTTCAGACCGCATAGAAATCGTTGCGCCGGTTGTCTTTTTGCTGCCGGTTCTGACTCCGTAAGTTGCATTATTCGGAAGAGACAGGGCACGATCGACAGAAATCCGATTTCTTTCCTCTGACTGATAGTAGAGCTTACAGTTTTCAACAATCATTTCTTTTACCTGCCTCATATTTACTCACCGCCTTATTCCACGCCTCTACTTCCGATTTCCTTGACGAGTGCATTTCCGTAAAACTGGCGCAGAAACAGGTGTTATTTTCTTTAAAAATACTGAAAATAAAATACTCTCCACAGCAGTAGGACATCATTGGTACTTCTCCGCATTGTGGGCAGGGCGCCATTTCCGGAATAGCGTTAATGTCTTCGGGTGGACCGTAGAACATACGGGACGGCGAATGAATGCCGAAAAGATTTTTAAATTTACGAGTAAGGCGCTCTACTATTCTAAAAGTCATAAAATCACCTCCAAAATCCATAGAATTTACTTTTATAATTCGTATATCCGAGCAATTCTTCTTGAAGATTCGATTCAATGCTCGCCGCCGAATCGGAAAACTCTACCCGTCCGGCAAGCTCGGCGAAATATGCTTTCAGCTCCGGGCGCTCACGGAGAATTTTATTAACCGCCGTATCAAGTGCGCCAAGATAAGCATTCCAGGCTTCAAGCTCGGCAGTCGGTGAGCCGACCCAAACGAGCAGCTCACTTTCATACGCTTTTGTGCCTTTGTTGTAGTCGGACTGTATGACATATGATTGATTTCCGTGGTCGTCCTCACGCAACATCATTCGAGCGAGATGCGTCGTGTCGCACGGAAAGAGCTGTTTTT